CCACTTAAGGTTTCCTTGATGCTCGATTGGTGTAAATGGGGCCCAGGCGCCACGTTTGACCTACGAAGGTCAGAGGCGTCTGTGGAAAAGAAAATCACGGCTCTTCCTCTCACAGTCACAGCTCATGCCATGAAGTATGCTAGGAGTGTAATTGAGTCGGACCCCGTATGGTTTGAGGCCATTTCTGGCATCAGACCCGAAGGGAACTATTCAGTTCTTTCCTCGTGCTTTAGAGTTGTGTCTGGCAATCGCATTATCTTTGTGCCTAAAAACGCAAAGACTGATCGAACGATCAGTGCCGAACCGACGATGAATTCCTTCCTCCAACAGGGGGTCGGAAGATATCTTAGGCGAAGGCTTATGCGATTTGGTGTCAATCTGGATGATCAGACGGTCAACCAGCTTCTCGCGCGCGACGGTGTTGCGCGTGAGCTTGCAACCATCGATCTCTCGATGGCGAGTGACACCATATGTACGGAGCTCATCTACGAGCTATTGCCCATTGACTGGGCGATATTTCTCGACGACCTCCGTTCTAAGGCTACCAAGCTGAAGGACGGGAGTTGGCATCAACTGTCGAAGTTTTCTTCGATGGGAAATGCGTTCACTTTTGAACTAGAGAGTCTGATCTTCTTTGCGCTTTCGTCAAGCGCTCTGAGGTATTCAGACTGTAGCTCTGAGCCCGTAGTCTCTGTATACGGCGACGATATCATCTGTCCAACGAGTGCTTGCCCTCTTCTCTTTGAGGTCCTCAACTTCTGCGGCTTCTCGGTTAATGACGAGAAGTCGCATCTGTCTGGACCTTTTAGGGAGAGCTGTGGTAAGCACTTCTTCGATGGAATTGATGTCACGCCGTTTTATCAGAGATTGGTCGCCACCCGAGAACCGAACGAGATAGTCCGCTTTGCGAACCGCCTCGTAAGGTTTTCCCTTCGTATCTTCGGTGAGTGGAGACATCCGCTCTTCCGAAGGTGTTGGAAAGCTCTTTTTGAGAGCATTCCCAACCCCCCTATGGTCCCTCTTGGGACCGAAGGGGACGACGGCTTCATTGTCCCTCGACCATTCCTCAAGCACACTCACTTCTGCCCCAGTATGGGATATAGGTGTCGTGTATTTGTGGCTAGTGGTCCGAGGGCAATCGAAGGCAAGACCAGTCACTATGCCTATTGGCTTAGGCGTCGGCATAACGAACCGAGCTTTTCGCTCGAGCCGCGCGTGACTGGCTCTCATGTACGCTATGCGTACAAGAGACGGTGGCTACCACCTGTTTGGGAGGTAGCTGCTTAGCCCTCCAGGGCTAAGTTGGAG